ATTGGCGCAACAAATGAGGCAAATAAGCATTTTTGGAATGCCGATATAGCGAAACATCCTGAATTACAATATTTGACAATAGCGGTAGCAGGAATGGGTAAAAAACTAAGACATCAATGGATAAAAGGTCCTTTTAAGAAAAAAGAGAATAAGATAATCCAAATGTTGAAGGAGTATTATCCAACTGCAAATAACGAAGAACTTGAAATGTTTTTTGAAATAAACGACATTGATAATTTCATTGAGATCGCAGAAACACTTGGTTATCAAGACGATCAAATTAAACAAATAAAAAAAGAAGCAAAGAGGTTAAAATAATGTTAGTAAAAGCAGGTTCCGGATTACAAATGACTAAAAAACAAGCATGGGTAGAGGGTGAAGAAATAACAGTTTGTGAGTTGTCACTTGATGGCATTCAAGACAATTATCAACAACATACGTTATTTGGTCAACAGCAAAGCACGAATTATAACGTTGCGAACCCGGGTGATGTTTTAATGATAGATGAATTAGGAGAAGCCAGTTGGGTTAATCCAATGGAAAAATTTAATGATAAAAACCTTAGAGAAACCTATCCAGCATTAGAAGATGCTTGGCAAAATTTAATGATGGCATTACAAGAATATGAGCTTGCTAAAAAATTAGTTCAAGATCATGACGGATAAATTTGAGTGTGAGTTTTGTAATAAAGGATTTGTTAGAGAGCGGACACTGATAAATCATCTGTGTCCTAAAAAACGTCGATGGTTTAATCGCGACCAAAAACATGTAAGACTTGCATTTAGTTCTTGGCTTAGATGGTTTGAAGTTACTCGAACAACGCCGAATAGTAAGAAACGATCATACAAAGATTTTATGGATAGTAAAGAATACATTTCTTTTGTTAAATTTGGAAGACATATAGATAATACAAAGTTAGTAAATCCAGACCAATTTATTGATTTTGTCATTAAAAACGGTTATAAATTAAAGGATTGGACAAGAGATAGTGTTTTTGAAATGTATTCTAAACAAGTTTGTCGAAACGAGGATGTTCAAACAGCGTTAAGTAGATTTGTTCATCTAATAGATCAATGGGGCAGTGAAAATCAAGAAGACTGGATAGATTATTTTAGAAAGATACAGCCCGGAGCAGCATTACATTGTATTAGGACTGGAAGAATTAGTCCATGGGTTCTTCTTAATGCAACTACAGCAGATAAGCTGTTTGAACGTATGTCAGATGAACAACGTAATATCGTTGATGATTTTGTTGACATAAGATTGTGGAAAATAAAATTTAGAAAAAATCCTAATGATGTAGATTTTGTTCGTAACACTTTGGAGAAATATGGAATATGAAAAATACTAAACTTACTGCTGAAGAAAGAGCAATAATGTATTCTGATAAAAAAAGTAAAAAGAAAACTAAGGCAAGAGAAACAATAGACATAAAAACAACATTTGATACTGTGATTATACTTCAAGAAGGGATGCGCTATCATGTGCCGACCATAACTGCCTATCAAAAATTAGTTCGAGAACATGAAAAAGGCAAAAATGATTTACAGAAAGCATTATCTGAAATAAAAAAATTGACAGAAGTTATTAAAAGGTTAGATGCAGATCTTACAACTGTTGAAGAAAGTTTGAATAACAAAGTAGACAAACCTTAATGGTTATGGTTACTATGGAACGAACTATATTAGTAGATAATGATGACCAAATTATAAAAATGAAGATATGGTGTAAAGAGAATTCAATAAGATTTAGTTTTTATACAGAAGATCCTTATAAAAACTGGTGTTCTTTTCACTTTAATAATGACGAAGATCTAATGGCTTTTAAATTGAGGTGGATATAATGTATAACATACCAAATTATAATGATATTGAAATTCTTGGACATCCTTGGAAATCACTAAAATTTGAATTCGAAGACGAGGATCAAATCCAAATGGTGGTTGACTGGTGTAATGAGAATTTTGATCAAGAATGGACTGTAAGGATTAGTAAGGATGATTATTATAGTAAGAGATCTAATGTTATGTCATCGTTATTGAATATGGATGCGGATGCTTTAAGAGAATTAGGCACATCAACAAAGCCAATGCATGAAGCTGTTACAATAGCATCAAAATCTTTAACTGATACTTCAGAAAAATCTGAGTTTGATAAATTTGATAGATTTTATTTTAAATCAGAAGATTTGATGATGGCTTTTAAATTAAGATGGATATAATGGAAAAAACTCCTGATATTGACATTGATTTTTCTGACAGAGACTTGGCATTAGAAGGCTTAGACTATGTGCGAGCAGCTATTATTGATGATGAGGGCAACGTGCGCCCACATAATGTTGGGATTTATTTTCAAGATATTCCAAATGATCCAATAACAGGTCTAACAACTATAAGCACTGAAGCTGCAGAAAGTCGCGGCTATTTTAAAGTAGATTTTCTAAACGTTTCTTTATACAATGGAGTAAGGAGTGAAGGTCATCTTCTAAAACTAATGAGACAGGAACCTATTTGGGAGATGCTCGATGATAAGTTTTTTGTTGAACAATTGTGGCATATACACGATCATTTTGATATCGTTAAAAAAATGAATCCAAGAAGTATTGAAGAATTAGCTATGCTTCTTGGTGTTATTAGACCATCTAAACGACATTTACAAGATGAATCATGGTTAGAAATAGCTAAAACAGTATGGGAAAAGCCACAGGTTGGCGACAAAGGATATGGTAAGAATTTCTTTAAGAAACCTCATGCTATCGCTTACGCAATTGGAATAGTTGTTCAAATGAATCTGATAGTGGAGGATGCGAGATGACAGACACAAAAGATTTAGACGAATTCAAACCACAGCCGGGCTTCCATCTATTTGGCGGAGAAGATAAGAAAAAGAAAGATTATATTGATCCATTTCCATTAATATGGATAACAGGTAAAAAATATATGTTCGATATGCCAAGAGATTTTAAAGAACATGCACAGGTAAAAAGATGGTGCGAAGAAAATTGCAAAGACACGGTTGCATATGAAGTAAGAACAGGCTATCAAATGGGAATATATGTTGTAGATAGAATTTATTTCTTTTCTGAAATAGATGCGACAGCTTTCAAATTAAGATGGTTATGAAATAGGAGAGACAAATGAAAACACTTTTGCTTAAAATCCCACTTAATATGAGACTTCCTTTGCTCATACTTACAATCGGTTTAGTAATTGGTGGCCTTGTAGCATTTTTTACAAGTTGGTCTACAATGTTTATAACGGCAGGTATATTCTTTGTAGCATTTTATGTAATAGGTTATCTTAATATTTTTGGTTGGTTGTATCAAAAATTTCATTGATGTCCAAAAAGATATAGCATTGAACTTGACCCGAAACTGGTAGCGTTTAAATTGAGATGGTTATAACATCCTCAGAGATTATTATACCAATTATGAAATTCTCATATCATAAATTGCCGATTAGTAATGGTGTTGAAGAATTTGACTATTATGTAAAATATACTGATAAATTTAAGACCAAAATTAAAAAGAAAGCAGATAAATGGTGCCAAAAAAATTGCGAGAAAAAACATGTTATGAAGATACATGGAGCCTGGTTTCAAACAATAGAGGACGCAACAGCGTTTAAATTAAGATGGTTATAAAAAGTCCAGTCTTTAAAAAATATGTAAATTGGCAAAATTTTCCTAGAAATAATCCATATGATCTTCGCACTAAATTGCTGGAAACATTACCATACGAAGTAGTTTTGCCATCATTAGAGCATATAGATCTAAGAGATATTGATGATTTCGTTCACGATGAGTGGTCTGCATACGCTCACGAAAGAGCGTTCAAATCACATTATTTTTTCAAATTAGAAGCAGATGCTGTTGCTTTTAAGTTGAGGTGGTTATAATCATGTCAGGAACTTATCGTAAATATGCTATAGAGATGCCACATGATTGGCCAAACGATGAAGTAATTCACGAAATAATTAAATGGATGAATTCTGAAATTGGAGCAGACAAATGTGGCCGAAGCTATCGTGGTAATTGGATTTTTGATTTTGACCATGAAACAGACGCTATGGCGTTTAAGTTAAGGTGGATATGATGGCACATCGCTTTTATTTGACAGAAGAGTCTGGAGAAAAATGTCAATGGTGCCGTGACAACATTGGGAAAGATAATAACGGTTGGCACTGGGAAATAGATCACTATAGTTCTTTTAATGAAGAGGCAGGGTATAAAAAGACTAATATTTACTTGTATATAGACTCTGTAGTTAATGCGGCAGCTTTTAAGTTAAGGTGGATATGATGACAATTTATAGAAATAGATTAGAAAAATTAATAAAATACGAAAAACTTGATAGATTAACAACTTCTGGGTGTATCGAGTTAGAAAAATTAAGATCAAAAAGAATAAAATTTCCTATTACATTTGATGGATATTGTGTAATATATCCTAATTATACAGGTAATGTTTTTAATATAATTCAAGATTGGATTAGTGAAAATTGTATTGGATCGGTGTGTTCTGATAACTATGGTAATAACAGATTATTTGTGTTTCAAAATGTTGAGGATTCAGTGGCATTTAAGTTGAGGTGGGTATAATGACAGAAGGATATCGAGTTAAGATTGTAATAGAAGAAAATAAATGGTTTGATTATTATCAAGAATGGGCAGCAAGAAATAGTGGTCCAGGATGGTCCATTCTGTATAATGATGAAACTTATTATTTTTATTCGACGATAAAAGAAGATGCTAAAAAATTCTCTAAAAAATTCGGCGGGAAAATTGAAATAACTTAATTATCGTCGGTTCTTATTAACTGAATTCTTCTTCTCTTAATTCGTTTCTGAAAATTCTCTTCCAAGCTTAAAGTAGGACCCCATAGTTCTTTTACATCTTTTTTAGGAAGACATTTTAAGGTTTTTTTGAATATAGAGAAATCTTCTCTTAGAAAAATGTTTATTGGTATTTTTTGATTGCTATCTTCCCACCAGAGTTTACCCAATTCAACAAATTTCTTTTTCAGTTCGTTATTAGTGATATTTCCATAGTCATAGATGCTTAACATTTGATTATCGATGTTTTGGATGATGCCAATGAGTTCTGTCTCATAGAATTTGACATATGTAAGATATGGATGCTTTTTGTTTAAGATTTCAAATTCTTCTGGAGTCATTTTCTAATAAATATGATTGTTAACTGGTTGTATTTATAAACAACAGTTTTATTTAGTTTTAGGGATCGTTAGATTATGGCAGGTAGAAATACAGTTAAACTTTACAGTTTTCCACAAGTTATCAATCTGACGTCTGTAGATCAAGGAATAAGGAATAATAATATGCCTTTCGGAGATAGTGATTTTCGTGTATATCGTGGTGCTTTTAATCCTATAGAATTTATCGTGCGAGATAATGATCGTAAACGTGTAAGTTTGATTGGAAAATGTTTAACGATGACTGTGATAAATTTTCTTACTAATACAACAGTTTTAATAAAGCAGGTAGAAGTAATTGATCCACACAAAGGACATATTCGTGTAACCTTTACTCCTATTGAATTAGCTAATATTGAAACTAATTTTTACAAATATTCTATCCTTGTTGAAAACGAAGATGCAACAACAAATCTTTTGTTTACAGATCGCGACTATAATGCTGCTGGATTTTTTGAGCTAATTGATGGGGTTCTTCCTTCCTTAGTGGAGAGTATAAGAATTTTAGGAAGTAATTTTACACCTGTAAATATTTCTCCACCAACCACTACACCAACCGAATTTATTTCAGGAGCGCAACCAGGTGATGCTCTTTTGTGTGAGAATGATGGATTACATACTATAGCAGTGTATGTTACAGATTTTGCTGGTAAATTTTTTGTTGAAGGTAGCTTAGAAGAAAATCCAATGTCCAGCTCTAACGATTGGTTCGTAATTAAACTCAATGAGTTTTTTACGTTCCATGAGTTTGGAAATACGCCAGATCCCGATTGTACTTTTACAGGCATTGAAGCATTTAATTTTACTGGAAGTATTAGATGGGTAAGATTCCGCTACATTCCCGACGTGGATAATCCTGGAACATTTGATCAGGTGCTATATCATAACTAATACTTGACTTTTTTCCTATTTGTGTTATACTTAAAAACAAAAAGCAAGTATAGATGGATATCACACAACTAATAATCCGACATTTACCAACAAAAAAGAAATCTAACGCATCTGGCGGCTGGTATATCTGCTGTTCGATGTGTACATCTCGTGGTGAATCCAGAAATGATACAAAATTTCGTTGTGGAGTGACACCACGACCCGATGGAGGAATTCTGGTGCATTGTCATAACTGTGGTTTTGCTACACGATGGGATTACAATGGACGTGTTAGCAAAAATCTTATGAATTTTATGGTAGCAATTGGTATTGATTCAAAACAAATACCAATTGCGCTTAGATTGCTTCCATCCAATCAGAAACTCGAAACTATTATCGACATAGATGTGCCAGAAGTGGCAATAGATTTTGAGGAAATTAAGCTACCACGACAGGCGCATACATTTGATTATTGGGCCGAAGATGATGAAATTCCAGAAATGTTTTTGAGAGGATTTGAATATCTTGCTTCTCGTGGCGAAGCGGTTTTTAATGGGTGGAATTATTATTGGAGCAATGATACAAAATTTAGTATGGTTCAACGGATTATCATTCCTTTTTATCATAATGGAAAGATTGTAGGTTATACTGCTCGAAAATTTACAGATAATGAAAAACTTTCTAAATATTACGGCGAAACACCAGCAGATTATTTGTTTAATCAGGATATACTTGAAACAGAGATAGATCGTGTACTATTAGTCGAAGGAGTATTAGACGCAATAGCAATAAAAGGTATTGCTTGTCTTGGAAACTCTTTAACACAGAAACAGATTAACCTATTGAATACTTGTAGGAAAAATGTTATACTTGTTCCAGATAGAAACAAGGCCGGCACAACACTTTTGGAACAAGCATTAGATAATGGTTGGGAAGTGTCTGTTCCGGATTGGGACAGTGGCATTTCTGACTGTGCTGAAGCAACAAAACGCTATGGAATGCTTTTTACATTGGAAAGTATCTTTAGTAGCGCAACAACAAATAAACTAAGAATAATGAATACGTTTGGAGTATCGAGATTGTAGGAGTAGATAATTAATTGAGTGATAATGAATTTAGATTAGAAAAACAAAAACTGTTAGTTGAATATGTTTTATCAGATGAGAGCATTTTTCAACGATGTAAGAATATACTTAAATCAGATTATTTTGACAAGGAATTACGAGAAACCGTTGGATATATTTTAAAGTATTCCAATGAATATAATTCAGTGCCAACAATAAAACAAATAAAAGCAGAGACGGACTTAGAATTAGAATTAAACACATCGATGAAAGTAGCCGATAAAGATTGGACCCTAAACGAGATTGAACGGTTTTGTCAACGAGGAGCGATTATTCAAGCTGTATTAGGTGCTCCAGATCATATTGATAATGGCGACTATGGAACGGTCGAAGATTTAGTAAAGAAAGCTGTTCTTGTTGGATTACAGAAAGATTTAGGAACAGCTTATTTTGACGATCCACGAGGTCGCCTAGAAAGAATGAGATTACATAATCTTGTTCCAACTGGATTCCATGTGATTGATAAAAAATTATATGGAGGACTAAACAGAGGCGAACTAACAATCTTTACAGGAAGTTCTGGGGCAGGAAAGAGTCTGTTTTTACAGAATATTTGTTTGAATTGGGTAGAAGGAGCGTCTTATGTCGAATATTCTAGTCAAGAAGAAGAAAGATATGAACCGTTAGATGTAGTATATGTAACCCTAGAGCTTAGTGAAGAATTGACGTCAAAACGGCTCGATACTATGGTTACTGGAATCGATGCTAGAGAAATATTTAGGAAAATTGACGAAGTAGAACTTAAAGTTCGTATGAAAGGCAAGGCATGTGGAAATCTAAGAATAAAATATCTTTCACCAGGCAGCACAGTTAATGATTTGAAAGCATATTTAATGGAATATCAAGCACAAAAAGATAAACTTCCTGATGCTTTTGCCGTTGATTATTTGGATCTTTTACATCCAATCAATCGGCGTATTGATGTCAGTAATTTATTTATTAAGGATAAATTTGTGACAGAAGAACTACGAGCATTGGCAACAGAACTCGATATTTTATGTGTTACTGCCTCTCAACTTAATCGTACTGCGATTGATGAAGCCGAACAAAGTCAAGCAATGATTGCTGGTGGACTTAGCAAGATTCAGACAGCGGATAATGTTATTGCTATATATGCAAGCGCAGCAATGAAAGAACGTGATGAATATCAATGTAAGTTTTTGAAAACACGATCAAGTTCTGGCGTTGATAGTAAAATTTATTTAGGCTTCGATGGTATAAGTTTAAGAATTTATAATCTTGATGAAGATTATTACAATAAAGATGATGACGAAAAATCAAGAAATAAGCCAAGCACAACGGCTGAAATTCTACAGAAAGCAAAGAGAACCCCAACAACAGGAATAACGCAAACTCCGGAAAAAGAAGAAATTACCGAAGAAAAAGAAGAATTACCACCAGCAGAAAACCCAACTGAGAGATTAAAGCGGCTACAACAGCGTGGTAAGTTATAACTATAGATAAATTCGTCGAAGATTTAATAAATAAGTAAAGTTATAAAGATAGAGAGTTGGATTAGCTTTAATGGGCAAAAAATTCAAAAGCTTGCTTGATGAATTGGACAGTATGATTCCCGAAAGGGATAAGTATACTGTTTTAGAATCAAGAGCAGGTCATTTTATTCAGAGTGGCATCAATCTTATTAAATTAATTGAAGAAAACTTCCCCGCCAATGAAGCTGACGAACTTACCCGTCGACTCTTTAATTCTCTGCGCGGTAGAGATCCTAAAAAATTTACCCGTAAAATAAAACAGCTTAAAGAAAGCCAGGAAAGAGATGATGACAAATGATTTACGAAAATACATTCAAATTGTCGAATCACAAGAACAGCTTGATGAAGCCGGCGGCGCCGTCGATAAGATGTTATCCAAGTTGGGTGGAATTCCTGGTCTGTCGGATGTAGCATCGGCAGCTCAAGGTAAAGTTGGAAAAAAACAAGTTTCTAAGCTTTTAAGAAAAGCGTGGGTTAAACACGCAGCGGGAACTGATCAAAATAAAAAAGATCCAGAAGCAATCAAAGATTTTTTCAGAGAGTTTGGATTAGATGACAGTGAAATTGCTTCGATAGAAGGTCTCGATGGTCCTACAGCTGATTTAAAAACTGCATTTGCAAGTGGTTCTGCTATGGCATTAAGTAAGGTAGGATCTGATGTAGCGGGAACTGCTGGCTCAGGTGGTATTGCTAGGATAAAAGAACCTGAAGAAATGAAAGGTCGCCCTACTGGTGTCGATCTTGATTCAAATATAACATATTTTAAACAGAAACTTTCTGGTAATACTACAAATTTAAGAAAAGAAGCATTAAGGATTAAAAGAAGTCCTAGAGTGTATAAAGATAGACCATTAGCGTTATTGGGATGGGCGTATCTTCAGGCTAATGGATTAGAAAAATGAATAGAAAAGATTATCTAAGACAGTCAATAGATATTGTAGATCGAGCAAAACATTCACAAAACCCGATAGAAAAATTAACCGAAGCTCCAATAGAAAAAATGCCCGAAAAAGGTGACTCTTTTAAATTTAAAGGATATAATTTAGTTTTTGATGGTGAAAAATGGAGTGGAACAACAGACGAGGGAACGAGAGTTAGAATTCCTGACAATCGACAAGATGCTGCAACACGAAAATGGAGAGAATCTTCTGAAGAATCACAAGTTTCCGGAGAACCAAGCGACGAAGTTAGAAAGGCTGCTTTTTCAGCATTAAGAAATACTGGGATTGGGGCAAAAGAATCACAAGTTGCGGTCAGACGAGCCACTTCTATTTTAGGTTCAGATGCTACAGAAGAAGACATGATTAGGACAGCATTTAAATATAAAGATCGAGAACCATCTCCAGAAGATGTTAAAAAAGAACCAGAAACAGATGCAGCATCCGGAAAAAGCCTAAGCGACAAGCTCGGCCCAGATAAAAAAACCGAAGATGCAACTGCTGATCAAATTATACAACATATTCAAGATGAATATGGAATGAATCGCGACGAAGCAGAAAATATTGCTAGAAAAGCCGGTGTAAATATTGGAACAGAAGAGCCAATAGGACAAGACGCAGCGGAAGAAGTAACAAAAGAAGTAACACAAGGCGTTGAAGCCGGAGCATATGAAGAGAGAGGTTCTGATATTCAAGAAACTATGTTAGAGCTGTATGGAAAATTTGCATCATCCTTAAAACCGGCAATCGTTGCGGGAAAAGAAGCCAAAGAAAATAAAACAACAGATCAACTAAGCGATATTGAAAAAATGGGCTTGACTGTTTTAATTTCTATGAATAAAATAAGATGAAACTCTTCGAAGTTAATCAAAATGAAGCTAAACTTATTTTAAAAGAAGGTATCACACATATTGATGACCAAAAACTTCCTGTTGAAAAATTTTTACATGTTCTGAAAAATCTTAAAGACTTTGAAATCACAGAAAAAGTTGACGGCGCAAATCTAAAGTTTGGCCTCAATATGGCTGGAAGATTCTTTACAAGCCGTATGGGTAAAGAAGGAAAAGAATATTTTTCTGAAGAAGAATGGGGAAAAGAATTTAAAGATACTGCCTTTAGAAGCGCCCATCTTGCTTTAGAACAAAAAGTTGACGAAATGATGAAAACAGGTTTAGAAATAGGCGACATTATTGAAGTGGAAATACTTTTTGGAACTAAGCCAAATGCCATTCCATATTGGCCAAATCAAATTATTTTTCTAAAAGCTATTCACGGCGATCCAGACATAGATAATATAGCTAACTCTTTAGAAAGCCAAAAGATTAGTGTTGAAATTAAAGATGTTCCTTATACATTGGATGGAGAAACAATAGAAAGAACTGATGAAAATCATACTTGGTCATTTTCACAAGTCCAAAATTTCAGTGTAGATGTGGGTGAACTCAATAAACAATTATCCGAAGACATAGAAATACTAGAAGAGTTTCTTTATGCACCAAATATTGCGAATTTTAAAGCTAAAAACGAAGAAGGTGTAGAAAAAATTCCTACAAATTTAGAAGTTTTAGCAATGCGCGGTGTTGGAGAAATAAAAGAAGCTAAAGAGTTAGTGAAAGATGTTATTGATGGTGAAAGAGATCCCGAAACTGGCAAAAGGTCAAACAAAGGCGGCGGGCTGAGATATAAAATAAAAGAGATTTTGCTGGATAAGTTGGTTAGAACAGCAGAATCGACACTAGGACCATCGTTAGAAGAAGGTGGTTGGATAGAAGGCGTTGTTTTAAGAAGCAAAGAAACTGACGAAGACGGTGCAGATGAAGTTTATAAGGTTGTAGATAAGGATATTTTTACTACAGTCAACGAATTTAATTATCAAGTAAGAAAATTTCTAACAGCAAAGCACAAAGGGGTAAACACCGCAAGAGAAACGGCAGGTATTTTAGGAAATCTACTTAGAGATATGGCAGAAATTATAGGATATCCTGAATTAGGAACCAATCAAGCGAAAAATTTATTGAAAAGGCTTGGAACTTCCAGACAAGAAGTAATTAGAACAGTAACTTCGGAGATGGATTTAGAAAAAACAAGAGTTGGATGGGTAAAGCTAATAGACAAAGCTGAAAAATTACTCAAGATTGTTCTTGAACAGTATAAAGATCAATTTCAAGACAAAGAATATACAGATAAGATTGGAAGATCGCATAAATACGATAAGGACATACATAATAGAACTCTTCAAACTTTTGCAGGTTTGTTTATGGATTTTTCTAATTGGAGAACAGAAATAAATGAAGCAAATAGTTCCGAAGGTCTTGTAATGATTCTTATAGGAGACAAAATTTAATGGGCGGTAAAGCACTAAGTACAGGACCAATGAGTAGCTCTGATATTGAAGCTACATTACAATATGTTTCTCCTATTGTTGGCATTCCTTACGCTACAGAGCGTGATGATAAAGGCAAAGTTATAAGGAGAGGTCTTGAAGATCTTACTTTGGGCAGCGCCGCAAAATCAAATGCTGGGACATTTGGAAAAAAAGAGACTGTTGGCGATATTGACATAGCAGTAGATGATTCAAAATACGAATTTGATCAACTTGTTTCGAGATTAGTCCAAAGATTGGGCCCTGAAAATGTAGGCCGTCCGATGTCTGGGATGGGAGTTATTCCTACAAAAGTTCCTGTTGCTGGTGATGAGTCCAGAGGTTATGTTCAAGTAGATTTTATGCTTGGAAAAACAGATTTACTAAAATTTACCTATCACGCGCCCGATCCTGAATCATTTAGTGAGCATAACGGAACATATCGTAATATTTTGATAGTCGCAGTATTACAAAACATGCGTCGCCAAGTAAGAGATCCCGAATCCAAAGAGATTCTGGCTCTTATCGGTCCAAGCCTATTATTGAATAAAGGTGTTATGCAACAATGGCGTCATTTTCCACAAAGGAAAGATGGAACAGGTCGTTTGTCTACTATGAAGACAGTAAGTCGTGGAGAATTTGAAGAACTGTATCCTGAACATGTTGGA